ACTTCCACCAGCACCGACGTCGACGGCGGAACAACCGCCAAGTCCGACGTAGTTGTTGGAGCCCTGTACGTTGGCAGCAACGTTCTCGGTGAGTACAGCGACTTCTCATCCGCTCTTGGTTGATTCATCGTTCTAGTTAGTTTGTGGAGGTAACCATCTCCCAATATCACTCAGCTGGGGGCCCGAGGCGAAATCCTCGGGCCCTCTTTTCAAGATGACGCGACTTCTGCCTTTGATCATTCTCCTGCTCCTCGTCCTTTCGATGCTCTTTTCGTGCAGCGTCAAGACGCTGTATCCGGGATTGGGAGCGACGGCGGGGGCCACGGCGGGATCGCTTGCCGGACCGGCGGGCGCCGGAGGAGGAGCTCTTTTGGGCTGGTCCTTGGGCGAGACCATGAAGTCTGAAAAAAAGGTTGAGGAAGCCGTAGCCCAAGTGGAAGCCCTGTCGAAGGGCGACGTATCGGCACTTCTCGACCAACAGAAATCGACCTTCGATAAGGTAGTCGAGGGCATATACCATACAATCCTTTTATGCTGCATCGGAGCAGCCCTGTGGTTCCTGGTACCATTTCTTTGGACCAAGTACCACGTAAGAAAAACAGTGGAGAAACTCAATGGATCTTAACGCAATGAGAGACGGATTTTTAGCAGTTACGGGAACGGGGGGAACCTTCGTCCTGACAGACATGAACCCATACCTCGGCTTCGCCTGCGGTGTGTTGACCTTGGTCCACATCTCGTTGTCGCTGTGGAAAATGTGGAAAGAAAAAAATGGCGGAAAAGAATAAAGTAGGCGCTTGCCCCGTGGGAAAATGCCCGTCCCCATCGATATGCAAAGGCTTGAGCGAGCATATGGGAAAGGAGACTTGCGCGGCCAAGCTGCTCTCGCAGCCGGCGCCCGCGACCAAGCCCGGGGACAGGACGGCCCCCATGCCTAAAAAGAAGTACTAAACTTTTTTTTCACAACCGGTTACAATAACCGTTCACATGAGCTATTTTTCGGTTCATGGAAACTACAACTGCGGAGGTTGACTCCCCGCAAACTGAAGTAACTGGCATAGAGGACGCGTCCACGAACGACCTCCGAAGTGCCCTGGGAATAACCGAGGCTCCTTCGCAAGAAGAAGTCCCTGAATCGGAGACTGTCGAAGTCCCCGAGTCTGCGGAGTCTGCTCCACAGCCGGAAGCCGAAGGCCAAGAGCCGGAGGTCGAAAGCGAGGAGGAGAAGCTGGCGAAAAGAAGGATTCGTCCCCGCACCGAGTTGGATCAGCAAGTCATCGACCTCTACAGGTCGGAAGGCTTCAGCGGATCTTTCGCGGATGCGTCTCGAATCATCTTTGGACAGCAGTCGCAGGTTCCCGAAACTTTGCCGCCGCAGGAAGTCGAGGCTCCTCAGCCCGATCCGTATGACGGTCAGGTGAGCGATCTGCAAAGCCAGATAGCCGACCTTGAGGCGAAAGTGGAGAAAGCGGCCGAAGACCTCGAAACGACCGAGGCGCTGAGACTTCAGCGCGAGATCATGAAGAGGGAACTCGACCTACAGTCTCTGCAGACCCGCCGAGAGCGTCAGCAGGAGGCCAGGCAGAACGAGGCTTACCAGACCCATCGCACCAAAGCGATGGAGAGCCGGGACAGGGCTTACGCGAAGATGCCCGACCTGCAGGACCGCGATTCCGTGGCCCGCAAGCAGTTCGACGACTTCGTCAGACAGGCTCAACAAGATCCCGACTACGCCGCCGTATTTGATTCGCCCAAATGGCCCGAGCTAATGGCAAGCGAGTTTCTTTCTCTGGCAGCTCCGCAGCAGCAGTCGGCACCGCCTCAACAGGCCGTGCCCCCGCAGCCCGCAGCTCCCCAGATGGGAACCCAGGCCAAGGTTCTGACCACGGGCACCACGGCACAACCTGCAAACGCTCCTTTGACCGAGCAAGGGTTGACGGACAATCTTTCCCAGTTCTCCCAGGAAGACTTATACAAGCTTCTCGGAAATGCGGGGGGTCCTCAGCCATAAACCCGGTCGAGTGAGCATCCATCGATAACTCACTAAATTCTAATTACAATGGCAGACAAAACTATAACAGACCCAGCCTATATCAATAGTGGCACCGGCGCGCGCCAACCGACAAACCTGGACTTATCCGCAGCCCTCACCTACCATGCCGCGAACGGAATGTCGTCCGAAATCCGGACGAAGATTTGGTCCACGCTCGTCACAAAGGACGCACGGGAAAAAAACGTATTCTCAAAATTCATGGGAGGCGAAGGCAGCGGTAAGCCCGTCGTCGTAAAGTCCGACCTGAATGCAGGCGGTTCCGATCGCGTCGTGTTCACGACCGTCGCTCCCGTCCGTGGATCCGGCGTACGTGGGGAAGCTGTCCTCAAGAACAACACCGGCAAACTCAAGTTCGGTACGTTCCCCGTGGAAGTAGACCTCCTCCGTCACGCAGTCTCTTGGACGCAAGTCCTGAAGCTTATGCGCTTCACAGGCAAGACGCTCGACCAACTCAGCGCCGACGTCATGTCCGAATGGGCCGCCCGCATGGAGCAGGACCTCATCCAAACCGTTCTCCGCGACACCTGCCTCGCCCAAGGCAACGTGATCAAAGACTACGGAGCTGCCGGAGCCTTGGCTTACTCGGAAGGTCTCAGCACCGACATCATTCAGGAAGCCAAGCAGGCCCTGATCGCCAACGGTGGACAGCCCATGAACACGGGTGGAGACGTTAACCAGGAAATTCCGGGTTACTTGTTCTTCGCTCCCGACGCATGCCTTCGTCCTCTTCGCAGTGATCCGGACTACTTGGAAGCGATCACACAGGCCGACTCCCGCAGCGACAACAACAAGTTGTACAGCGGTTCATACGCCAAGTGGGACAACAACATCATCGCGAACCACAACATCATCATCGATACGGCCAGCGGACGTCAGGGATCGCCTTTGGATCCCGTCCACATCCACCCAGGAGCGACCTTAGCTCCCGCCAGTGGCGTTAAACTCGGCGCTGTTGGCTCCGACGACATGATTAACTTCAAGGGCGGCGACTTCAATGTACCCGGCGGCGGTGGACGAAGTCACAAACTGCCTACCGATCTCGGTCACGTCATCATGGTCGACAAGGACAATAAGTACATGGTTTCCGCAGTTGGTACAAACGACGGTGCCCAGATTACACTTGGCGCCGATGTCAACGTAGGCAGCCACACCAACGGCAAGGCCCCCGGCTCAACGCTTAACGGCCCCGTCACGGTGTACCAGGCAAACGCAGACGGTACCCCAATCGGATACGCTCTGGCGATGGGTGAAGGCGCTCTGTACTTCGCGAGAGGTTCCGTAACAAACGAGCAGATCTTCCATTACGACGATTTCGCCAACAGCGGCAACGAGGCTCACCTCAGTGCCGTCGGCGTACAGTCCGTATATGGCTTGGCGGCTTACGAAGACACCAGTGAACGCATCCCAGGCGTTCAGTTGGTCGAATGCGTACGCCAAGTACCCGGTCTCAGCATAGGATAAATCTTATCCGCTTAATCATCTAACAAAACCGAAGCCCTCTCCCGTACTATTCGGGGGAGGGCTTCCTCATTAACGAGAACGACATGAAAATAGCCATCATCGGAAAAAGAGACACCATGGGCACTACGCCGTCCATAAGATTAAAGGGGTTGTCCCGAACCGTGTACCCATTCGAATGGGACAAGGACGAACGCCGCTACTCGTACGAGCCCAAGAACCAACGGGAAGTGGAAGACATATTCCGCACGGCGGGTAAAATCTACCGCACGATCTTCTTTATTCCGATAATGGACGAAACGCACGAGTGCGAAGCCTGCCTCGAGAGAGCGATCGACGAAACGAAAAAAACCGCCGAGGAGTTGTCCGAGGAAAAGCCCGCGAAGGCCAAAAGGGGTCGCCCCCGCAAGGAAGCGAAGGCAGCCTGAGTCAACCGCTGTTCCTTTCGTCCCGGATGTAGTAACTTGGACGAATGGCCAATTTTAAATCCATTAAAGATCAGCTTGCCTCCATGCTCGGGGCAGACGGCGTGGCCGACTTGCCAGCCGTGGATCAAGACCGTATCGGCATATACGTTAACCAGGCATACAGGGAATGCTATGCTCCCATAGACGGGAGACGCCCGCAATGGGCGATAAAGAAAATCACCCTGTCCTACGCCGCCGACCAATCTTCCGCCGACTTGGGAACAGACGTAATCGACGTCGACAAGATTCCCGAGCTGGTAGGGGAGGGGCCGCTGTCCCCGATGAACGGCCCCGAGGACGAGATCAGGGTTCGCTCGCGCTACTCCTGGGATTTCAAGGCTCCCTCGGGCAAAGGTCTCCAATTTCCCTCCTTCACGGGCGACGATCCCGAGAAGGGCAAACCGATCTGGTACTACGTGGACACCGCCGACGGAGCTTCCGACGCGACCGTGATCCCCCGACTTTATCTCTACCCGATTCCGGACAAGGCGTACACTATCAAGATCAGGGCGAACATCATGCCCGCCGAGATGTCGACCGATTCCGATTCCCCACGCCTTCCCGCCGACGCCATCTGGGACATCCTGTTCCCGATCGCTCAGGAAAAACTGCTGTCCGATCCCCGCTACAACGGCAACAACAAGGAATTGCTCATGCTGGCCGCCAAGGCAGCTAGGAAAAGACTAAACACATTGGCGTCGGCCCAGAAGCACAAGGGCTCGCTGAGGCTCGTCAAGCGCGGGGGCTGGTAACCCATGTCGATCGACCTACGCATACGGCCCCTCGGCCGTCCTAAGATTTCGCAGGACAGCGCAATAGGGTTTCAGCGCGTTGCTCGACGGTATGTGGTCGAAGGTCCGAAGGCATCCAAGATCGGGCTGGACGGAACATACGACGGGTTGGCCCTGAAGTTAGCCGTTGGAACGCCTGACGAGGAATTTACCGATCACTACCTGGTCAACCAGCAGCTTGAGCCCGCCAAGGGCATGGACAAGGCGTACTTGACCCGAGAATACGCGGAAATCCGCAACACTTGGGTTTCGGAAAGCGTATCCGACACGGCCAACCTGAGAACCCTGACTCGCCGCTACGTCGTTCTCAGGGCAGAGCACGACAGAGGCTACGACTCCACCAGCTGGGGCAACCACCCCAAAACGTTGAACACCTCCACGAGCGCAGACAATTTTGACCCGTGGGACTTTCTGCCGAAGGTAGTCAAGCAGAAGGGACCCCAACATAGCTACACCGTAGCCCAGTTGGTTACGGCCGCCGGCGTGCCTGGCACAATTACAACCTTTCCCACCACCCCGCAACTCGACGGCGGCAACTTGCCCGACAAACTCGGAGCGCTCGTTACGAACGACGCGCTGAACTGGGTTCCCGCCGCCGCTCAGGTGGACACTTCCAATCCGGGCGTGGACGTATGGAGCGTATCCTGGAAATTGCCGGGTCTGCCCTCATGGGGCATATCCGGCTCCCGTCGGGGCTCCTCATGGAAATCCCCGAATTGGATCTCCTTCGACACAAATGGAATCGGTATCGAGCAAAGCGGGGGCAGCGGAAACTCCGGTGGCCCGAGACCCTCCTATACCTTTACTTACTTCTATGTGGGAGACACGCCTCCCCTCGCCCTTATCGGGGGAGCCTCAGCCCTCGGACGAGCCGACCCCAAGGTCATGATGGATTTCCATTTCATCTCCCGCTTCGGCAATACCAGAATGCTGAACATGAACAAGATGTTCAGCAACACCATCCTGGTCTTTGCTCCCAACACACAGGGGAAGTTGATGTTTCCCACGGAATCGGGTGGCGTCGTGGAGGTCGCCGACAAAGACGCTCTGGATTATGAGCTCACTTTTAACTACGACGCACCCACTGGAACCGGGCCCTACACGTCACCCGTCAACGGCTTTCCGATTTACCAAGGTCAGCCCTTCATCAAGGCCAGCGGGAAAATCAGCTGGAGTTATGGCTTTGACCAATCCAGCACGGCTACGCAAATGGTCGGGACCCGCGCCCGCCCCATCCATACTTGGCGAGATAAGAGGATTTGGATGGTGGAGTTGACTTATGCTTGATCCCGACCAGAGTCCGGAGCGACTCGACGAACGGCTGGACGGGCTGGAGGAGGCGCTGGACGAACTTAAGGACGCCCTGAATGCCCAGGTTGGCGGGGAGCCGGACGAAGAGTCCCTGAATTGGGAGGAATCCGAGCGCCGACCCCTCGTTTTCTGGCTGGATCCGATCGCAAAGGGAACCAATGATGATGCCGCCCGCACGCTTTTCGTAAACTACGTCAAAACTGCCTGGACCAACAAAACCATCAGCCCAGGGCATGGCGACCTCCTCGTAGCCAAGAGAACCTTTGAAATAGAGGATGAGAACGGAAGCCCGCAAGACGTCGATTGCCTATGGCTATGCTTCGTCACGGTCGCGGACGGGGCCTTTCAGCGTCCCGGCGATCTGGCCAATAAGGGTCTGGCCCCCCTGGTCAAGACGGATGATAATTTCTCCTACGTATTTTTCGATACCTGCCATACGGGAACGGTTTCGGTCGAGGAACCCGATTGCGATTGCTCGAGCTTCCCCCTCGCGAGCTCCTCGGAAACTAAGGCGACGGGAGACTGCTATTCCTTTGAAGTACTAACCGACATTAGCACCCAGAGCGGCGATAGCGGGGAAGCAATCAAGCTGGTACCGAAGAAACGAGTCGTGAAGATCGACAAGTGCGGCAATGTCGCAGGTATTGAGGCAGTCACCGAGGATACGCCCATACCGATCCCCTGCTGCGACGAGGATCCACCGGAAATGACTTGTCAGGAGTTGAAGGAACGCGCTGCTGGACACACCATAAGCAACTGGGAAGTGTATTGGAGTGCGGATGCGCAGAATCCGGCATGGAATACCTGTAGGATAAGTCACGGCGGACAAGACTGGCGACCGTTGACGGAACATGCAGGAGGGCCGGATGTCCTCGCAAAGATAATGCCCGGGCTTTTTCAAAAAGACCCAGTGCCGTATTTGAGCTATGGAACAACATGCACTCCAACATCTCAGAACGGAGCCTTTCAGTTGGAGTGGGACTCATCTAATAATAAGTGGACGGTATCCTTCCCCGGTACCTCAGGAAACATAAGTATAGATGGATGTGAAAACCTACTGGGAACCAAAGAGCTAGTAGCGGGTGATAAATTCTATAAATTCACCATATCATGAGCGAAACCCCAAAGCAGCAACCGTCCAAGGGACTGGGCGACACAATTAAGAAGATCACCGACAAGATGGGAGTCAAGCAATGCGGCGCTTGCAGAAAACGTCAGGAACAGCTCAACCGCTTGGTTCCCTATGATAAAAAGCCTAAGGTCAAGGAGTGAGGTTTTTCCGGATACCAGCATTCACAGGGATCGAGGCGCATCGCGATGACGCCGATCGGGGTACTCTGCGCGTAAGCGAAGGGTGTCTGCCTTCAGGGCCGGGGGGCCTGCGCAGTGGTCCCATCTGGAAGGAGATCGGAAAGGTCAGCGTATATTCTCCCGATGCCTATAATCAATTGAGCGGTGCGGACGACGGGAAAGGAAATTCCCTGCTTTTCGCCAGCCGTGCCGAGGAAGTTCACGACATCAAGGTGTTCCCCACGGCAAACACCCATATGGTCAGCCTCGGAAATACCTACAGTGTGGGAGTCTCGGACGGAAGCACGCCCATAATGAAGGATCGCGAGGCGTACCTGACGACCATCGGGAATCGAGCCGTGTCCTGGGGGGATGGCTCGTCGCAACCATTTTTTGCGGGGAAGGGACCGCCTATATCGTCCGCGCTGCTGTCGAATCCCGATAATAAGATCTATCATCTGGAATACTCGTTTTTCCCGAATTGCCAATTTTTCGTGGTCGGGCCAAACAAGAGCCTCTTTGGGGCGGGTAATCCGTCAAGCGCTTTGACAATTTACATATCCGAACCTGCGGGATTGACCGTACCCGTTCGAGATTCGCCTTACTCAACCCCACTTTCGAAGCTAGGCACGAATCCGGGGAGACTGTCCACCGTGGAAATAACCATGTCGAACGCCTCCCGAATCACGGCATTGTCCAATCGCGGGAATCAAGTAGTAGTTCACACGGATGCTGGAGCATACGTTCTGTACGCCCCCGGACCAGACCAAGCGGACGACGGATACAGGGTGGCGCAAGCCCCGTCCAACGTTACTTCCGCTGCGGTCAATCAGAGCGTCACGGGAGGTGAGGACGGCACGCAACCTTTTTATCTGGGACTCGACGGTCAAATATACAAGGACGAGGCCTCTAGTCGAGGGTCGGAGCAGACGGATCGTTATTCCGATCCCGATCAGGCAAGCTGGAAGGCCAAGGGGAAATGGGAAATCGAACACCCCGAAGACCTTTCGAAATCTTTCGCCGCATACGACCCCGAAACGGGCATGTACTGGGTGTACGTGGAATCCGACGAGTGGAAGGAGTACACTAAACAAAAAGTTAAGCCAAGAGCCCCCGCCGGAGTAGATGCAGTAGTCGTTTCGAACGCTCCAGACGCACCGACTGAAGTAAGCGCAGTAGTCGTTTCGAACGCTCCAGATGCTCCGACTGAAGTAACTGCAGTAGTCGTTGCGAACGCTCCGGATGCACCGACGGGAGTAGACGCGGAAATCTGGGAGGCTCCAGACGCTCCGACTGAAGTAACTGCAGTAGTCGTTGCGAACGCTCCGGATGCACCGACGGGAGTAGACGCGGAAATCTGGGAGGCTCCA